AAATAGGACTGCTGTTCCTATCATTGTTAATCCTGTTGACTGTGTAGAGAAGAGCTACCTACATGATAACATCAAGGAAAACTTAAAGCTTATACCAAATTTCATAGACAAAAAGTTTGACTGGCACAGCAAAAAGATGGTGATTGTCTCTGGTGGTCCTAGCTTAAAGGATAATTTGGAGGATATAAGGGAAGCACAGCGAGAGGGAGCAGATATTATGTGCGTTAAGCATTCTTATCCTACTCTGCTAGGTGCTGGCATAAATCCTTGGGCGTGCATTATACTTGACCCGCGCTCCTTAGAGGGAAAAAGCACTCATGGAATTGTTAGGCGTACCCTCTTAGAAAAGAAGTCTGCGTTTTCCGACACTGTATTTTTGGTAGCTACCATGACAAATCCTGAGGTAACCCAATATCTTCTTGATAGAGGAGACTTAATCGTTGGGTGGAATGCCTTCTCACAAGCGTCATCAAAGTTGCCCGAATTGAAGAACAAGATGTTGGTGACGGGCGGGACTTGTGCGGCTATGAGGGCGGTAGGTCTTGGCCACACTATGGGCTACAGAACATTTGATCTCTATGGTTTCGACTCGTGTGTGGAAGAGCCTACAGAAAAGGAGAAAAAGGAACTTGAGGAGACAACCGAGAAGCCTAAGTATCTTGAAGTGGGTATAGGAGGAAGAAAGTTTTGGACGACAGGAGAATTATTGGCACAAGCGCAAGATTTTGAGAGACTTGTGGAACGAAATGATGTAGATATGCACTTGGAAGTTTTCGGCAAAGGCATGATTCCAGCTTTGTGGGAAAACATGCAAGCACAACGGGAAGTTCCAGAAAGTTTCTCTGATTTCTTATCTTCTTTTAAGGAAAGGAATACTGATGGGTGATATCATATCACTTAATAAGATGGCGCAAGAGGCTAAAGAGAAATCACTAAGTGAGCGAGAAGAATTAAAATTGATGGGTCTAAAGGTGGCTAATAAAATCATAAAAGCTTCGCAAACAGCAGGCTTTCTGTTGTTTTCTTTTGATCAAGAGGGTAATACAGAAGTGACAGCAGCAGGACAACTTGATCCACCTGTTTGTTGTCTGGCTTTAGATCGTGTAAAATATCAAATTATGATGGATAGTGGAGGTGAATGATGGCTGATCCAGTTACAGTAGCTACAACAGTAGTTGAATCTGTCTCTTGGTGGGTTCAGGTTTGGGACGTAAGAGATGCTATACTTGGGGCTGCCTTAGCAGTTATTGCAGCATCGGCGGCAGTTGTTGGTGGAACTAATACCCCAACTCCTGGCTCCTGGTTAGGTAGAATATATAAGATCATCGAATGGTTATCACTTACTTTTGGTAAGGCGAAAGATACGGGAAGTAAGCCTGTAAGTAAGCCTGTAAGTAAGCCTGTAAGTGAACCAGTAAGTGAGCCTGTAAAGCCCACAGAGATCGATCATGGGTTCTAATATAGAATGGCACTAATAGGTATTATAGTTAAAATATTCGGTGTGATTGCTAAGTTAGCACCACTATTATTTGCCTATGTTGCAGGTGCAAAGGGCGCTCAAAAGAAACAACTTGAGTCGTCCCTCAAGAATGTAAAGGAGAGAAATGAAGTATCTCAGTCTGTCTCTCGTCTTAGCGTCAGCACTGTTCTTAGCAAGTTGCGGAATGCTTGGCATCGCGGATGATTGCTCCTGGGTCAGACCGATTCTTGTGGGTGATGAAGATCAATTGACTGAAGCAACGGCTCGCGATATACTTATACATAATGAAGTTTGGGAAAGACTTTGTAAATAACTTAGGAGAATAAGATGCGCAAGTTTTTAGCTGCTTTTGGCATAGTATTGTTGTTGTCAGGTGCAGCCTATGCTGGCTCCCACACAGACTCAGTACCAGTCAAGCAGCATTTAGAGATGTTGTATCCTACTGTACTTGTAGCAGTGGGTAGTGGAAGCGGATCAGGCACAGTAATTTTTTCTGAGAAGCATGAAGGGGAATACATGTCCTTGGTACTAACCAATTGGCATGTAGTGAAGGGTGCTATCACCGTTACCTCAGAATGGGACCCCCGAAAGAAAGAAAAGGTAGAGAAGGAAACTAGGCGTCCTGTCAAGATTGAAATCTTTGAGTACAATAATTATAGTAAGAGTATAGGGACCACAGGTAGAACTGCTACCATTGTCTCTTATGATAAGAAGAGAGACTTGGCGCTCTTAAGGATTGATGATAGGGAGCGTCCCATAGAGCATGTCGCCACTCTGTATAAAGAAGGTGTAGATGATGGTCCTTGGATTTTCCAGAAGGCATGGGCAGTTGGGGCAGGACTTGGTAAACCTCCGTTCCCCACACAAGGATTGCTTTCAGGGTTCGCGAAAGACAATTATGGTAACGATCTCATATTGGGATCAGCCCCTATAATATTTGGTAATAGCGGTGGCTCTGGTTATGTTATGTCTCCTAGAGGGACCTACGAATTGATTGGGGTGCCGTCGATGGTATCGGCCTATGGCTGGGGTTCAGTCGTATCACACATGGGCTGGTGGCGTCCTATAACAGAGATCAGAGAATTCTTAAGAGAGAATGATTTTGGTTATGTTCTAGGTGATGTGCCTGAGGAAGAAGATGGCGAGGACGAGAGTAACTAATCTTCAGGAGGCTGTCCTTACTGAAACACCAGACTTTCTTGATCCTTATAGTTATCGGACTGCTGCTATGCAGAAGGGTCTCAACTATGAGCGCGAAGTCAAGGAATATCTCACGGAAACTTTTTGCAGTGAGGTCGATATTTTCCTTGGGCCTTGGATAAAATATGTGGAAGCCCCAGATTACAGGTGGCGCTATGCTCAGCCAGATGTGGTCATGCTTAATGAGCATAATCCATATCATCCATTTCTAGTCATAGGTGAGGTCAAGCTGACATGGAAACCAGGGGCCGTCAGAAAGCTCAACAACTTGTATGAGCCTTTATGTAGGAAGGTGTGGCCGAATATCCCAGTGAAGAAGGTGCAAATATGCAAGGGCATAAAGAAGAATTGTAAGGTGGAAGAGTGGCACCAACTTAAAGATATCTTAAGCCCCGATAAGCCCGATTACTTTGATGTTCACTGGTTCTAACGCTTCTGGTGCTGTCGCTTCTGGTGCTGTCGTAGAGATCGAGCCTTCTTTTGCCATACCCATGAAGTAAGCCTAATGAGTTGTCCCTCTATCAAATTTAAGAGGGTACTGTGCCATATATAATACATTATACTTTAAGCTCAAGTTGTTGTGGGTGCTGCTCACGGATATTCACTAGTTCATATAAGTAAAATTTAATTCGGGGTCTTAATTCTCGATGTTGAAAATTAGCGTAATATTGTATTGACTCTGTTAGGTTTTGTTCTTTATCCTCTTGTCGTTGTTCTTTTGAGTGTAAACTATGGCAGTTGGCACACAACACCCTACATTTAGGACGCTCCATCTTATATTTTTTCACTGAAGTTTTGAATGTATTGCTGCCACCGCATATTTGTGATATCTCAATATTTTTTTCTTGTTGATTTAAATGATCGTACTGTAAAGCGCAAGCTTTATCCTTTTCTCCTTTGCCGTATCCACATTCTTCACAACCTGTCAAACATTTATCTTCTGCTAAAAAAGCATAAAATTTCTCACTTTCAATAGCGCGCCTCAATGTATTGCTGTGCTTATTGCATTCGGTACAATCCCTGCTGGTGTGGGTGTGGTCCACCTCCTTGTGACAGTTACTACACAGCTTAGACACCGCATGTACCACCGTGTCCTGTGATGGTGCAGATATCGTGGGATTCCAAGGACTCTTCAAACTCTTCGCCCAGCTTTTCTTTGGCTTCCTTGTAGGGTACTTGGGTGAGGGGTTGTCCTCCACGGCATCCATCTGGATAGCAGGTGAAGCCTCTGAGGCGATGGGCATAGCTGGCCAGCACCTCGGTGAAGTGGGGCATGGTGTCCTCGTTGTTGTGCTTTGATCCCCACTCGGGTAGATTGATGGTGCTGGATATGCTCATGTCCACATAATCTTGGATGTCTGCTTGGAACTTGATGCGCCTCTCATAATCCTCTGATAGTTGGAGGGCGGAATCTATGTCATCTGGTTTGATGCCATAAAGGTCTATAATTTC